ATGACCCCCACTCTCGCACGCATCCTGGCGCGCGCAACGCGCTGTCTTCGTTGGACAGACCGCAGATTGATCTGGGTCGAGTCCCTCTTGGAAAGCCGACTGGGCGATATTGAGATTGATAGACTCCGACAGGCGTGCAAAGAGTCCGGCGAGAACCTGGGGCGCTTCTATCACTGGAAAGTCGAGCAACTCGCATTGATCAGCTGTATGCGCGGCCTGAGTCGAGATGAATTCCTCAGACTGGTGTCCGCTGCAGACTGCAGCGATTACAGGCCACTTGACGATTCGCTGGCAGATGACGGACGCGGATTGGTGCTCGCAATCCCACATCATGGTCACTTCGTGCTCTCCATCATTGCCGCTGCGGAACGGCTTCGACAGAACCGCAGGGTCAGCATCTTCTACGAATCCCCTGCGGCTCAGAGCAGCAACGCCATTTTTGATGCCGCACACGGCTGTTTGTTTGGAGAGGGGGGGGCGGTATCCATCATTCACAACACACGCGCAGGATTAATCCAGGCAATTCGAGAGCTGCGGGCCGGACAGGTGGTGATCATCATGCCTGACGTCTACAGAAACCAGGAAGAGACGTGGCAGATTCCGTTTTGCGGGGGACACCGCAATGCAATGTTGGGCACTGCTGTCCTGTCCCGCCGTACCGGAGCAAAGGTCGTTCCGATGGTGTCGAGAGTCGGGGCGTCACTGTTTGACTTCGCGACCCAATTTGGCACGCTTCCGATGCCAGTGGATCCTCCGTCGGATCCCGTCACCGAGGTTTATTCGGACTACACCGTAACGGCAGCGATCTTTGCGTCAATGGAAATGGCGATGCTAGACCAGCTCTACGCATGGCAGTACACGCGGGGCCATCGTCGTGGGGTACATCAGCAGCATGGATCCAGCCCGAACCTGACCGAGCTTCTGGCACTTGGCGAACTGATGCTTCACGACCCCAGGCTCCAGCCGAGTCCCACTGCTGCCTTTTCACTCACCACTTGACGGCGAACACGGGCGATCAGGAAAGTGTCCGCAATTCGGCCGGAGGGGCCTTGCACGCGCTCACGGTTTCGAAGATAGGGATCGATATCAGCCTTTCAGAGCATGGGTCAGTTTTCGTGATGCTCACGGTGGACAGATCAGAGGGTAGAAATTGGCTTCCTGCCGCTATGTGCTTTACCGGCTTCATGGAGTAGGGCGGCTGATGACGCGCGACGTGGCGCTGCAGTGGACGGTGATTGAGCGGGGCACATCAGCCGCCGTCGCCGTTCTGGCTACATTCCTTCTGCTGTTGCTGATTTATAAGCTCTCTCCATTTCCCGCTCTGGCAGAGTCGCCGAGTCGAATGTCAGTTCGCCTGATGCCGCGGCCGCTCCAGGTGCCGGAGGCTATACCGGCACCCAGCCCCCGTGGAGTCGCCCATCCACGGTCGACGCGCCCGGCGACAGCGCAGCCCTCTGCCAAGGCAAAGCCCAAGGGAGCGGCCCCCGACACGCTCAGAGGCCGCCCTGAAGCGCATTCTTCGCCAGAGGTGACCTTGGCGAGTCCCTCGGCCAACTCAGGTGTCGTCGGCAGCAGCATCAGCCCAGCTGGGCCGGACACATGGAGTAGTCTCCCGTCGAAAGGAGCGCACGTTTCATTTCAACGCGATTTTTTGCGGAGAGACGCTCCAACATTGAAGGAGCTGCCTGCGGGGCGTTTCCGGATGAAACGAGAGATTACGCCTCAAGACATCGTAAAAGGTGCATCCCAAGTGCTGGGATTCTGGCCGCCAGGCTATACCGATGACCCGTGCGGGGGCATACGTCGATCAGTACAGCAGTTGTATATGGCGACCACACCCAGAGAAAAGACGCAGCTCGCAGACGCGGTGCGTTTGCGACAGATGTACTGCCAGTAGCTTTTTGCTCTATAGCGCTGGCACATGGCACACGCATCCCGCAGCGGTTGCTCGATGGCGTTAGTTTTCCCAATTTTTTTCACCAGATTAGGCCAATAAAATCAGTTGGTTGGCGGAACTATGCATCGCGCGTACGACATCAGTGGCTGTCGTATCAGGCCGCGTCGGGGACTGGCGTCAGAGGCGTAGTCTTCAGCCAATACAGGGAGCCTGACCGGTGCCAAGCTGCCAAGGATTACCGGGATGCCGTGTATCGTGCCGGTGGCCGCAGACGTTCGTTTGAGCTTAGTCGGCAGCTGGACGATAAGGGCTATGCCGCCTGCAAGTGACGGGGTGTAGGGGCGATGCCCCTACGGAGGTCAACAACTACGACCTTGACCATCTGGCGCAAGGCCCCAGCCTCGGCCTTGCGCCGGGACGCAAACCCGGCAACACGTTCCGGCGTCATCCGGTCGCCGTCAGGACTGAGTAGGTAGTTGCCTCTGACGCTCCAGCCCGCGAAGGGGCCGGTCAGGTCCTGGCACATGCATCAATGCTCGCAGGAGCCTCAGCAGGCCTAACTGGTACCTCACCGCTGCTGCCATCTGCGTTACATAATATACATTCCGGCCTTAGCCGAACCCGTCGAAGCCGTTGCGGCAGTAGGGGCTGCGGCCATTCCAGCAGAGATCGTTACGACCATCGCCGTTGCAGCCAGCTTTCGCCATAGAGCCTTGACTCGCGGGGTGGGGGCCGTCTCAATCTCATGGTCTGCGACTGCCTTTCGCACGTCCCATCCCAAAGCCTGAGCGCAGCCAATCACCGCGTCCACGTCCATCGTCCTGATGCCGGTGCAGTAATTGTTGAACCTCTGAACGCTCAGCCCTGCACGCCGGGCCAGCGCTGCCTGTGACTCAGCCGGGAAGGCCTGCCGCAGCCCTTCGATCAATTTTTCTTGGGTCGTCATATCCACGCCTGTTGACATTTGCATCCACGCCCGTTTATACAGTGCTCCGTATCCACGCGTGTGGATGCACCCCGTCCCGGCTCCCCTAGGCCGTGGCGGGGGTTCTAGGGGTTAGGGGAGGGGGTAGGGCGCATGAGTCCTTTCGTGTTCTTGGTACCGGTCCTGATCCTTGCTGCGATCAAGGGCCTTCTCGCATACGTGCGCTATCGCCGCGACCGGGGGAGATTCTTCCAGTGACCGCCGTTCTGATGATCGTCTCTCTGATCGGCGCGAGCCTGTCCATCGCCTTCGGCGTTGTCCGCATCGGCACCTGGCTGATCGACCGCCGCGAGCACGACGGCACCCGCGTTATCCGCGAAGCCGCCATCGCAGCCCAGGCATCGGCCGAGGTGCGCCGTGGTTAAGCCACTTCGCGTTCTCATCGCCTGCGAATATTCCGGCCGCGTCCGCGATGCCATGCGACTGCGCGGTCACGACGCAATGTCCTGTGATCTTCTCCCCAGTGAGGTGCCCGGTCCGCACTACCAGGGTGATGTGCGTGATGTGCTGTATGACGGCTGGGACATGCTGATTGCCCATCCACCGTGCACGCATCTAGCTGTCTCGGGCGCTCGGTGGTTCAAGGAAAAACAGAGGGAGCAGGCAGAAGCGCTCGATTTCGTGCGCCTGCTCCTCAATGCGCCGGTTTCGCGTATCGCCCTGGAGCAGCCCATTTCCATCGTGGCAAGCCGAATCGCTCCCACCTCCCAAGTGATTCATCCTTGGCAGTTCGGCCATGGCGAGCGAAAGACGACCTGCCTTTGGCTGGTCAACCTGCCTCACTTGGTCCCGACCAATGTTGTCTCTGGTCGAGAAGAGCGTGTCCATCGCATGGCGCCAGGTCCGGATCGCTGGAAGGAGCGCTCCAGGACGTTCGAGGGCATTGCCGAGGCAATGGCAGATCAGTGGGGTGATGTCGCACAGCTTCCTTTGATGCTTCCCCTGGTGGTGGCCAATGGCTGACTCCGCACGTCTCATGCTCGCGTGCATGCCATCGAACGAGGGCTTTTCCCCGGTATCGACCGGTCAAAAGGGGCAGGGAGGGGCGGAGGTTGGCCCGGGGAGTAACACGGGCCAAAAGGGTCAGCAAACCGCGATTATCGACTACCTGACCCTTGTGATGCCCCAATCCGTTGTTGACGATTTTCGCTGTAGCAACATCGAGCTTCTGTTGTACAAGCTGTTCGGTTTTCGTGGCGAAGTCGTTGCAGGCGCTCTCCGGGACAAGAACTGGAACTTCTACGCCCTGTCAGCGTTTCTCATTGACCGCGACGGAGAGCTTGTTGGTCGCATCGGGGTCAGCGGCAACAAGGAAACCATCTGCGTCAGCCTGACTGGCGCAGGCTGCAAGTGGGTTAAGAACTGGGGCCACGTCCACAAGCAAGCCACTATGCTTCGCGCGCGAATCAGCCGCGTGGACTGTGCCCATGACGATTACGAAGGCACTCGGTTGGACGTGCATGCTCTGCGAGAGCGCGCCGCTGCTGGTGACTTCTGCGAGGGCGGTTGCCCGCCTAGGCACCGCTTCATGTCCGATGAGGGCCACGGCACCGGCTCAACGCTCTATGTCGGCGGCAAAGGCCACAAAGAGCTATGTGTCTACGAGAAAGGCAAACAGCTTGGCCTTGCATCGTCGCCGTGGGTGCGCGCTGAAGTTCGCCTGTATGGCAAACATGTTGAAGTTCCCCTGGACACCTTGCTTGACCCCGGCGCGTATCTGCGCGGTGCATACAGCGTGATGAGTGAACTGATCGAAGGCGTGTGCACCCGCCTCAAAACGATTCGCAAGCAAGTCGAAGTATCTGCCGAGGCGATGGTGCTCTGGATGGAGCGTCAGGTCGGTCCGGCACTCAATGTCCTGCGCGGTGCGTTCGGCCATTCGTGGTCTGACGTATGCGAGGCCCGCATCCTCCGAGACGGTCACCCCGGAAGGTTTCGCGGTATTGCCAAGGGTGACGCCCTACACAAATTAGTGAGAGAAGAACTATGCCCATCTGCCGCGTAAAGTCCGCTGCCGTCGAAGAGCAGCACAACCAGAAAACCCAGACCATCATGCGTTCGCAGATGGCTGGCCTCGACCTGGGCAACGGTTATGAACTGCCGTTCCGTGTGGGCCTCGGCCAGCGCCCGGCGTACCCGGTGGGTGAGTACGACATCGATCCCAAGTCCTTCGCGCTGGGCCAGTACGGCGACCTGACGCTCAAGCGCTACGTCGACCTCGTGCCGCTCGGTGCGAAGGCCGCTCCGCCTCCGGTCAAGGCCTAAGCCATGGCGCGGTACGTCTACGAGTGCTTGCAGATGGATCAGCAGACCGGCACCTGCACGCAAGCCGCATTCGTGCCGCGCACCGATATTCCTGACCTGACACCTGCCCAGGTCACCGGAATGTTGTCCCTTGTCCTCACTGCTTTCGCACTGGCATGGGCCTACAGACAACTTGGCAGGACCATTCGTTCGTAACAGGAGAGAGAACCATGTTGGATGCAACCGAAGCCCTCGTCATCCTCGCCAGTCTGGTCGGCGTCGTGGGCGCCATCGGTGCGGCAAAGCTCGCACCGGCCGCTATCTCGGTCGGCTTCAAGTGGCTGAAGGCTGCCATCTTCGGCTAACCGAAGTAGCAACACGGGGTCGGGCAATCCGACCCCTTTTTTATGGGGAAATCGTGATGCTTGGCATGTTCCTTTTGTGGGTCGGCACGCTGGCCTTCTACATCATGTTCGGGGACTGATGATGGCTATCCGCTTCGTCATGGCAGCGCTTCTTGTGGCGCTCTATTGGGGCGCTCCACAGGCTGCACACGCGGCATACGGCCAGTGCGGAACCAACGCTACATGGAGCGAGGCACAAATCCCTGCATCCTGTGATGCGGGCATTGCTTACAGTGAGTGCAATGCTGCGGAGACGGACGCTGCCGCCGCGATTCAGTTGCGCTACCCGACGCGAACGGTTGAAAAATACGGGTGCCCTCAGATTGGCAATCCGGGTTACAGGCGTTGCTACGTGAGAATCGCGGGTCTGACTGACAACGAGTGCGGCAAGTTCTATGGTCGAGGTCAGTGCTCAGCACGCCCTGAGGAGATGGGTTGGAAGGGGAGCGGTGCGACCGGCACTGGATCCGTCTGTCACAACGGCTGTGCATACGAGGGTTCTGTTTACGCGGGCTCACCCACTGGCCGCCTATTCGCAGCTAACGGTCAACTCTGCAAGAACAGCGATCTTCCCGCTCCTGAAACGCCCGATCCCGGTGATGGAGATGGTGGGGGCAGCGGTGAAATTCCGGGCGATGGCGGCGGTGGTGGCGACGGTGGGGGTGATGGCTCCGGTCCTGGTAATGGCGGCGGGGATGGCGGTGGTGGAAACGGCGACGGGGATGGTGGCGAGGGTGGTGGCGACGGCGACGGCGACGGTGATGGCGACGGAGACGGCAACGGAGAACCGGGCGGCGAACAGCCCAACGTGCCTTCTCCAGAGTACGAAGGAGACATTCCGTTTCCGTGGCTGGATGGCCAGATGCCAAGCACGCCTGAAGGCCAATGGAGCAGCGGGCTCGGAAACGGATCGTGTCCGGCATCGAAGATTGTGGACGTCTCGCTTGGCGGGTTCGGCCAGTCGGTCGAGTTCTCTTTCAAGCCCTTATGTGATTTCGCTACGTTGATTCGCGGCCTCGTGCTGGCGTGCTCTTCCATCGTGGCCGCCTACATCATTGCTGGAGTGCGCAAGTAATGCCTTGGCTCGCATCATTCCTCGTGTCGCTGGTGGGCAACTCACTGGCCCGTGTTCTGACTGGTGCAGGCCTAGGCTTGGCAACAGGTGCTGCACTGCTGCCACTTGTCCGCATCGCACTGAACAAAATCCCTCAGTACTTTGGCGGCATCTCGGCCGATCTGGCAAACGTCATGCTCATGTCGGGCGTAGGCGAGGGGATCACTATCATTGGCTCTGCCATCGTCACCAAAGTTGTGATCGACGCTGGCAAGGTTGCCGTTCAGAGGGCAGCTTCGAAATGATGTACCTAATTTCCGGTCAGCCGGGCAACGGTAAGACCCTTCGCGCCATGGCGATGCTGCTGGAATTCCATGAGCAAAACATGCAGCAGGCGAAGGAGGGAAAGGCTGAGATTCGCCGCTTCTTTACCAACGTCGCAGGCGCTACCACTGAAGAGAATCCGGACGCATTTCCGTGGCTGGAGAAGCTCCCCGAGCACAACGATTGGACCAAGCTCCCTGACGGCGCGTTCGTCCTGTATGACGAAGCGCATTCGGATGGGAACACGCAAGGCCTAGAGCGCTATGGCCGACTGTTCCCGTCCACCGGCAAGCCCGGCGAGTCTGATGATCCGCGTATCCGGTCGATGTCTACGCATCGCCATCGCGGTGTGGACCTTGTTTTCGTGACTCAGTGGCCGAGCAAGATTCACCACCAGGTGCGGACACTGATCGGCGCGCACGTGCACATGAACCGTGCGTTTGGCATGGAACGTGCGGGTGTTCTGACGTGGGGGCGCGTCCAGCCCGATCCGTACGATGAGCGTGTACGGGAGAAAGCTGAGGAAGAAATCTGGTCATATCCAAAGGACCTGTATAAGCGCTATCGCAGCGCGACGCTGCACACTGCCAGCCACAAGTTCAAGGTCCCGGCCCGCGTCTGGAAAGGTCTGTCCATGGTGATCGCGTTCATTCTGGCGCTGTGGCTGGTCTGGATATTCGCCGTCAAGCCAGGCGTCGATAAGCGCTCGAAGGTCTCTGAACCGGCCACCGCCGCGACGGCGGCTGGGGGGCTGGCGCCCTTCGGCGCGGCCCCGCCGGCGGCGCAACCCCTCACCCCTGATGAGTATGCTCAACAGCTGAGGCCACGGATTCCCGCACAGCCGTGGTCAGCCCCGATCTTTGATGGCCGCAGTGTGGTGGCAAAACCCGAGCTTTACTGCATGTCATCTGGCACCACCGCCCAGGATACGACTTGTACCTGCGTGACAGAGCAGGGCACCAAGCACCATATCCGTCTAGACCTGTGCGTCCTGATCGCCCGTGAGGGGCCTCAATACAACCCCTATCGCGAGCCCGCACAGCAAGGCTCGCAAGGGGGCGAGGGTGGTTCACTCGCTGTCGTCACGCCCCCGGGCGCTGGACCCGCTGCCGGTGCATCAGTTGGGACTGTCATCCGGGTAGCGGAGCGCCCTGTGTCAAGCTTCCCTGAGTCGGTGCAGAATCGATACTCGGGCAACTAGCATGGCTCGTTGATCTGCTTCCAACCGTTCTCCACACGTTCAAATCTGCGTCCCTGCATGCACCTTTCATTCGGTCGCAGGGGCGTTGGCCGGTGTTCCTGTTGAACTGGCATGGGTCTATTCACCACGCCCGGTAGCTTCTTAAGTTCGGCATCCAGCTGTCGTGATACCTGCTGCATCTGGTATCGCGTGTAAGCCGCTTCGATCAGGCTGTGGGCAGAGAGGGCCAAGAAAACCCCTAAGCCCACCTGCCACCAGATCGTGTGAATGGCGTCCGCTGTCCTCTGGTCAGTCAATTCCGTTCCCCCGTTGAATGGTCCGCGCATTCTAGCCGGGGTGTAGGGGCTGAGCCCCTACGGTTACGCCTTCAACCTGCTGACCGCCCGAAGTGGCGTTCGCGGAACTCGCCCAGGTCGACAACGACGACCTTTACCATCTGGCGCTGACCGGCTTTTCGTTGACCGGCCTCGGCCTTGCGCCGGGAGGCAAACCCGGCGACTCTCAGTTCCATCTGGTCCCGCCACGCCAGACCTGCAATACGTTCCGGGGTCATCCGGTCACCGTCAGGGCTGACTAGGTAGTTGCCGCGGATGCTCCAGCCCGAGAACGGGCCGCTTAGGTACTGGCACATGCATCAATGCTCGCTTTGTCCTTGGAACCACGGAGAGGCAAGAGCGATGCCAGCAGCAGGCGGATCAGGCCTGCGTAGTACCGACTTACGTTTAACATAATATACATTATGCGAAATAGGATAACGAGGCGTCTGGTGTGGATCTGGATGTGGATCAAGTCTTGCCTCCCTGCCCGGGAGCCCAACAAGGACGAGATCGCAGCATGACCACGATGGACCCGCACGACCGTATCGACATGACCGGCCCTTGGGCCGGTTTCGGTTTTCAGGGGGGCCATATGTTCACCCCTGAGGGCCACAGCCTTGAACCCTGCGACATGACCTGGTGGTCACTGACCTGCAACATCGCACGGGAATGGCGGCTGATGATGGAGGAAGCCCGGCCGCGGCCCACGCGATCGGCAGCATCTGGAAAGCGCTGCACCACAACGGATTCCAGCGTCGTATACCTGCGCGAGTACGTCAGAACTCGCAGAGAACGGCGGTTGGGCATGGGTGATCCCGGTACCGGCGCCGAACCTTCCAACGTGGTCCATATGTCACGTGGGCCACGAGGACCCAAGCGCGGATAAAGCGTTGCCCGTAGGGGCGCTGCCCCTACACCCCGGACCGACGATCCCGGGGCCGCCGTGCTGCAGTTCGTGGTCGACCATGTGGTCCGGCGCAACGCCGACGGCGAGCTGGCGTGGGAACTGCCGCCGGCGGTTGACCAGGCCTTGGTGGACGCTGGCCTGAAGGCCAAGCTGGGTTCTTGGACTTTGTCCACCGTCCGGCATCGGGTGGCAGTGCTGTCCACGGCGCACCGACTCAAGCAGCAGCCGAATCCCTGCGAGCAGCCGGCGATCCGCACCGTGCTCAGTCGTGCGGCCCGCGCTTCGGTCAAACGCGGCGAGCGACCGCGCAAGAAGACCGCAATCACCCTGACCGAGCTCGAGGCGATGCTGGCCACCTGCGACTACAGCCTAGAAGGAATCCGGGACCGCGCCCTCCTCTGCTTTGGGTTCGCCAGCGGCGGGCGCCGGCGCAGCGAGATTGCCGCCGCCGACTTGCGCGACCTACGGCGGATCGGCGAGGCGGGTTATATCTACCGTCTGGAGCACAGCAAGACCCAGCAGGCCGGCGTCACCGCCGCCTCGACCCCGGACAAGCCGGTGCTCGATCGGGCCGCGTTGGCGCTGGAGGACTGGCTCGAAGCGTCCGGGATCACCGAAGGGGCGATCTTCCGGCGGCTATGGAAACAGCGCGTTGGCCCTGCCCTGTCCCCCGCCGCGGTAGGCGAGATCGTGCAGCGGCGGGCTCGCCTGGCCGGGCTGGAGGGGGATTTTGGCGGGCACAGTCTCAGGTCGGGATTTGTGACCGAGGCCAGCCGCCAAGGGGTGGCGCTGCCGGCGATCATGCAACTGACGGAGCACCGGGCGGTCTCGAGTGTAATTGGATACTTCCAGACCGGCGGAGCTTCAGCGAATCCAGCTGCTCGACTGCTGGAGGATTAGAAACAATAGGAATTTTCATGCCGAGTGGCCCGGTCCCTGACTGGGGCCGAGAAGGCTTATGGCAGGCCGATCGAGACCTCTTCGGGCTTGAGCCAGCCCGTGGTTAGGAGCTGATCCCCAATCCGTGCCGGATTGGCGGCGTAAGCGACCAATGCAAGTGAGCGTTCCGCGCGGCTGCAGGTAACGTAGAGCAACCGACGGGTCGATGCGGTTTGACCGTCGTCAGCGCCGCCGCCGAAAAGCTTTTCGTACTTGAACAGGAAGCCGCGCGCCTCGTGATCATCCATGACGACCATGACGCGGGGGAACTCGAGTCCTTTCACGCCCTGATGCGTATCAAAACGCGCCTTGCCACTTACGTATTTGGCATAGGCCCGTACCTGCAAAAAGGGAATCGCTAAAAACTCGGCGATGGCTTTGTCTCGATCGCTGCGCTCCTGCTCGTCCTCAGCATCGCCCGCTTCGGCGGCAGCGGCAGCCAAGGCCACATTGAGCGTGTCGGGAATTGGGAAAAGACCGGTCTTGGCCACGTTATGAAGGATCTCACCAAACGTCACGGACGGATTGCCATCGAGCAGTGCAATCAGCGCATCCACGGCCGCCTGCGCACGGGCCAGCTGCTCAAACTGATCAGGAGCATGCTTCAGCGCAGATGGGCTCAACAGGGGTGAAGCTGCCCGCATGATCCGTGCGGTGCCAAACTTGTCGTCCTTGGCGTCCCATAGGGGAAGGATCAGGTTCGAGAAGAAGTTGACTGCAGGCAGTGCCCCATCCAGCAACGACGTCCGAAACTGTGTTACCGGATAGAGCGCTGCCAGCAAATCATCAAACCCCATCCGAAGGGCCGCCATACGATGCTCTAGGATGAGCACTTTGACCGCATCCTCATCCAGCCACTCCTGATCGGCAGTAATAGCGGCCATGTGTGCGCAGATGGCCTTCTCCGCGGCGACCTTATCGATCCCTTCGGAGGGAAGCACGAACATCCGCACATGCCCATCGATCGCGGCGCTACGGGGGATCTGGGTCTGCTGATCGGTGGACTCGCGAATCTTGTTAATGAGCTCGATGACTCGCCGCGGGCACCGGAAGTTCAGCCGCTTGGTCGGTGTGGCCCAGTCATCGGGCAGGTTCTCGCCCAAGCCCGGCTGACCATCGCCGTAGATGCGCTGCATCATGTCGCCGAAGAGGCCGACCACAACTTCGTCCTTGTGCGCGGCCTGGAAGGTGAACAAGGCTTCCACGATATGACGGTTTGTATCTTGGCTTTCGTCAACCAGTATGTAGGGGTAGCCATCGCGCAGGATGTGCCGGAGCACGGGCTTGGACTTCAAGAAATCCCCCGCCAGATGTAGCACTTCGGCGTGATTGAGCGAGTCCCTACCCCGGTTGTCACCGTCAGGGCTGTAGACGAAGGTCTTGGTCGTGTCGAGTCGGGCTAGTCGTCGTGTCTTGGACGCGATGTCGGCGATCCGCTCCGCGGATGCTTTCGTGCCTGCGCGCCCCTTGGCTTCCTTGGCTTGCAGGTCCTCAATGTCGGCCTTGAGTGAAACCCGGAGCCACTCCCGGATGTCGTGGTTGAATCCTTCAATCAAGGTCCAGGCAAAACTGTGGATCGTGGACACGGCGATGATGGGATCAAATTGCGTGCGCCGGATAATTTCATCACGCGCTGCCTTGGTGTAGGTGACGACCGCGACCTTCTGCCCACGGACTCTCAGGCGTGCGCCGGCCGTGTCGCGGAGGTAGTCCAGGGCTCCCACCAGCGAGCGAGTCTTACCCGAGCCAGCTCCGGCGAACAGGAAGAAGCTTCTGGGAGCCTGGGGATCGAGGCAGTGTTTGATCTCCTCGTCCACATGACGATCGAGTTCATCGTTGGGGACTGCGGCGGCCTCAATGGTCAT